AAGGTTGTGAGCCGCAAATTCCTTGACGACATCCGTGCGGAGATTACTTCGCAGATGCCGGATAACTCCGTTGGTCTTGTGACTCCCGCTATCGTTCGCGGGATCATGCGCGACATCGTGGACTCAACTGTTGAGGACGTGGCGTTCATCTACCGCACTGGTGGGCCGGCGACGGGATACGCAAGAACAGCCACCGCAGCACTTCTGCCCAACCTGTTCGACGCCGACTACCTCGCTTCCAATATGGATGGGACCACCACGCAGATTACAGCGGGGACAATCACGCTCGGCACCGTCGCTGGGCGGCAATACAAAGGCACGTTCAACATCACATTTGAGGGGGCGAACGGAACCGAGGTTCAGGCCGGTCTGTTCATCGGTGGTGTCCTCTCCCCGCTGTGGGGCGCTGCTGCGTCTGTGCCTGCTGCGAGTCGTCAGGTCACCATCACGATGCCGTGGTATATCAACAAATCCGTAGCCAGCCAAGTGATCGGGCCTGCGCTATGGTTGCCCAACGGTGCAGGCACTATTGATGTCACCGCTGTGCAGTTCAGCTGTTCGATCATGCCCACCAATAATCCCTAAAAAGGAGACTTCCCCCATGCAAACGCTCGATTACGATTACACCGTCCATCACCGTCCCGGCGCGGGCGACGAGAATCTGCTCGTCAAGTTTTTCGTTGATGCGGTGAAGGACGATGTCGCAACTGCCAAGGAAGGTCGGCCGATTTTCAAGGAAGTCGAAATGATTGACATCCGCATTCCGGGGAGCAAGGACAACATCGTCGTGCGCCCGGTGCGGCCGAAGGATATCGATCGCTTTCCGCGCCATTATGCTGCGTTCAAGCAACGCACGCAGGGAGAGTCTGTGGTCGGAACTCCGCTCGAGCAGTGGCCTCTTCTCACTAAGGCGCAGGTAGAGGAGCTCAAGTTCTTCAACATTCGCACAGTGGAACAACTTGCCGGGGCGCCTGATTCCACTGGGCAGAAGTTCATGGGGTTCAATGGGCTGAAGCAGAAAGCGACAGATTTCATTGCCGCTGCTCAAGGGTCTGCCCCATTCATCGCTCTGCGTGAGGAAAACGAGTCGATGAAGCTGACTATTCAGCAGATGCAAGACGAGATGAAAGATTTGCGCAAGCAACTGAAGCGCGCGCTCAAGGAATAATCCATGTCTGCGCTCTACACTTACGCTCCGATTCTGACGTGTGTGCAGGATGCTTGCACTCGTCTGAATCTTGTCAAGCCGACCGGAGTTTACGACTCGAATGACGAAAATGCGATTTTCATGGGGTCGATTGCAAATGAGATCGGCCCCATGTTGCAAGACGTCTTTCCTTGGCAGCAGTTTCGTGTGGAGTGGTCATTGGCTGGCGATGCATCGCGCGCGGCGTGGGATTTGCCTGCTGATTTTTCTCGCATTATCGACGATACGGGCTGGTCGCAATCCAAGCGCCGACCGGTCATTGTCATTAATGCGCAGCAGTGGGCTTCAATTAAGTCGTGGTTGTCGCAATCGTTTTTCGTTAATCCGGCGTGCCGTATTCTCAACGATCAACTTCAATTCATGACTGCACCGGATGCTGGTGAGGTCATCACATTCGAGTACATTTCCAAGGATTGGGTGATCGACGGCGATACGGCTACGAAAAAGAATCGCTTGTCAAAGAATAGCGATACTCCGATGCACGATTCGCTGCTGTTCACGCAGGCGCTCCGCATTAAGTGGCTCGAAAATCGTGGCATGAACACGACGGCAGTGCAGCAGGACTTCAATGAGCGTTTCAAGGAGTTGACTTCGCGTAATCAGATGGCGCAAGCCCTTTCGCTGAATGCTGGGTCGTACATGGGCTTTCGTTATCTGGACAATTTAGTCAACACGCCAGACACTGGACTTGGAAACTGATGTTCGCTCAGCCGCAGAGAGTTCATCGTGCTGTAGAGCAGCATGGGCAGATTATGCCCGGACTGCTGCCGTCTAGTGGCATCAACGTTCGTGATCCTGTTGCCAAGGTTGGGCCAGAATTTGCGCTTGATCTTATTAACGTCATTACAACTGAATCAGGGCTTTCTACTCGGTATGGGTACGCTGGGTGGGCTTGGGATCTTCCCGGGAATTTGTCTGTCCCGACGATCATGTCTTACTATCCTGCGATAGCAACTCCTTCTGGAGTTATTTCGCACAGTTTGCGCATTCCGAGCACGCTTGAAATTCCAGATGTTGTGGTGAACGGGCAATTATTCGCTTGCACGAACAATAACATCTATGACATTACGGCTGGCGGCGGGGGTCCGTGGGTCGGGCTTACAGATGGGGCCGTAACGAGCGACTACTGGACGTGGCGCAATTTCCAGAACGCTGCCGGTTCATTTCTGCTGGCTTGCAATTACGAGGGAGGATACTACGCCTACGGAGCCGGGGGATTTAGCGACGGATTCTCTGATGGTTTCGCGACACTGTCGACTGGATTCGCTCACATCATGGAAGGCGACAATATCGGACAGATTACGGGCATTGACCCGGATTTGTTCGTCTTTCTGATGGTTTGGAAACGACGTCTATGGTTCGTTGAAAAGAATTCAACTCGCTCGTGGTATCTGCCTGTTGAGCAAATCACGGGCCAAGCTAGTTTGTTCGATTTCGGAACTCACTTCAGGCACGGGGGCTATCTTGTAGCTCTTGTCAACTGGACATTGGATGGAGGCGAGGGAATTGATGATTACCTTGTCGCCGTAGGGTCTGAAGGCGACATAGTGATCTTTAAGGGCTACGATCCGGACAGCGCGGCTGAAGACCCCAATGCCTTTTCGCTTCATGGCATCTGGTACGTCGGTCCGTTACCCGCTGGGCGGCGGCAAGTTGATCTCACTGGGGGCGACGTATGGATTCTGTCAGTGCGAGGCCTTACGCCGCTGTCCAAGTTAGTGCAGGGGAGTGCCGCTAACAGTGATCCGGTTGGCGGGCTATCTGACTTGGTCAATCCACTGATTTCGCGCTACATGAAGGCATCTAATCGCTCGCAAGAGTGGTACATCAAGGTGCTTCCTCGTGAGGAGATGGCAGTTGTTGGTCTGCCGAGAGTTGTAGTCCGTGAGGGCGTAAACCAACTCGCGTTGAGATGGGCGCACGGGGCGTGGTCTAAGCTCGCTGATTTGCCTATCCTTAGCTATACGAATCACAGCGACTTGATTTTTGGCGGTGGTGATCCAACGATGCGTGGAGATGCCGCTGGCCGCGTCTATCTCATGTTTTCAAATCAGCAGGACAACGCTGCTGGTAAGGAGGAGGGTGCTAACCGATCATCTATTCGGTGCCGCGTAGTTCCTGCGTATAACGGCTTCGGAGCGCCTGGATTACTCAAGTCGTATCCAATGGTCCGGCCCATGTTCCTCGCGCAGATTGTGCCGCAAGGGACCATCAAAATTCTTACGGATTACGTTGCTCCAGAATGGAAAAGCGTGCCTACTCTCCCAGTAGTTGCAGTTGGGATTTGGGATACAGATTTGTGGGATGTCGGCGAGTGGGGCGGTCCTCCGTATCCAATTCGTAGATGGCTCGGCACTGTGGGCGCTGGTTTCGCGGCTACTGCGCAGTTTGATTATATCGCCATCGGGGGCTTGACCCTCGCTTCTATTGACTGGTGGGTCAAGGGGGGAGGCCCGTTGTGATAGTGTACCCGAAAAATCAGGAACAGTGGGCATTACTCGCGCGGTTTCTGAATGAGTACGCGCACGTACAGCCCAGCGCAGACCTGAAGGTGATGGCTTACGTCACCGGGCAGAACAGAGTATTGATGGTCGTTGGTTTCAACGCCTTTATGGGGTCCGTGGCACAGATTCACATTGCTTTTGCGCCCGGTGAGCATTACACGCCGAAAGCGATGTTGCCTGCTGTGTTCAATCATGGGTTCAACGATTTCAATCGTAAGAAACTGATTGGCATCGTGAATTCAAAGAACGAGCGTGCGATGAAGTACGACCTTCATCTTGGCTTCGTCGAGGAGTACAGAATGCCGGGGATGCACGATGATGGTGGAGATATCGTGATCCTTTCGATGACAAAAGAGCAATGCCGCTATTTGGAGAATGCCGATGGCACAGAACGCCGCGTCGCCTAGCTTCATCAACGCTTTGCGCGGAACTGGAATCGGAGAATTCCAGACAAATGCGCGCCCGCTGGACATGATGCCAGGTCAGCCCGGCGTTGATTTTGGCGGGCGTATTCCGAACAAAGTTCCGGGCGCTCCTGCGAATATGGAGCAGATCTATGCCGACATGCTGCGTAAGAGCAGCGAGACCAAACGGCTGGAAGCTCCTCAGGGTCCAGTAGCGCAGCCAATGGAGACAAGAACTCCGAGTGGAACCTACGGCGAGTCGCTATTCTTTAAGCGGATGAGCGACGAAGACAAGATCGCAGATTTCATGCGAACCAATCCTTTTGGAGGATTGGCTCCTTTCTTCGGAGTCTATCCGCAGCATAACGAGACGTGGGATCAGTTCCAAACACGCGTGAAGCCCATGTACTCGCGTACTGGCCAAGATGATCCCTTCGCTTACCTTGATCAACCGATGTGGGGCTAGGTCATGCTCATTAAAATTTCAACGCTCCTCAACGCGCTCACGGGTGAGTACTTCCGCCTATACGGTGGAGGAAAAGGCGACGCGCCTCCTGCGCCTGATTATCGTGGGGCTGCTCAAGAGCAAGCTGAAGCCTCCAAGCAAGCGATCAACACGCAGACGTGGGCGAATCGTCCTACGTTGAATACTCCGTGGGGGCAGATGAATTGGAACACGCAAGGCGTGATTGATCCTTCCACGGGACAGCCGGTCACAGCGTGGAGCGGAAATCTTCAGCTTACGCCAGAACAGCAGGCGGCGCTGGATGCGCAGCAGCGTATTCAGATGGGTCGCTCTGGCGCGGCTGAGATGCTGCTGGGTCAGGCTACCGGCGCGTTTCAAACTCCGTTTGACTGGGAGAACTTGCCCGAAATGCAGTCACTGGAGTCTGTTGGATATGATCCCACGCAGGCGCGTAATCGCGCTGAGCAGGCGATGTACCAACGTCAAGTCGGAATGATCGAGCCGGGGCTGACTCAATCGGAAGAAGCGCGACGTACTCGACTTGCGAATATGGGTCTCTCCCCTGAGGGTGGATCCACTGCCTGGAATCGAGCTCAGGAGCAGATGGCCTCGCAACGACAAAAGGCATATCAGGATGCCGCGCTTGCTTCCATTGCAGGCGGCGGCGCGGAAGCTCAGCGAGAACTCGGATTGGCGCAAGGGGCGATGCAGTCCGGTAATCAGCTTCGGCAGCAGGCTATTGCTGAAGAGGCGCAACGGCGCGGCATGTCGTTGAACGAATTGAATGCGTTGCTGACTGGGCAGCAAGTGCAGAGTCCTCAGATGCCGAGTTTTGCTCCTGCGGGTGCAGCGCAGCCTGCAAATCTTCTAGGGGCCGCTCAGGCGCAGGGAAACTATGGTCTCGGGGCTGCGCAGATGAATCAAGGAAATGCTCCCGATATTGGTTCGCTGGTCGGCGGCATCGGCGGGTTCATGATGGGTGGGCCTATGGGCGCCGGAATCGGCAGCAATTTATTCAAGTTCTGAGGAGACGATCATGGCAGGAATGTTTACAGAAGAGCAGCTCAAGGTTATCCTCGGAATGGGAGATCTTGGCGAGCAAGAGCGCGAGCTTCAGCGCCAGCTCGTTGAAGCTGATGCTCTACGGTCTTCTGGCGCCGCCCTTGGGTCTCGTCGCATGGATTGGGCCAGCCAAGCCAATCGTGCTCTTCAAGGAATTACGGGCGGCATGCGGAACAGAGAAGCTGGTGAACGTGGCAAAGATCTTTCCCGGCAGCGCATGGAAATTCTGCGCGGTCTGTACGGCAAGCCGGAAAAAGACCCGGACGACGTTTCTGACTGGGGGAATATGTAATGCCTACTCCTGAAGAAGTGATGGTCGCTCGCTTGCGCGGCGAGCGTCCTTCTGTTGACGAGCTCTATTCCAAACTGGAACAGCTTCGGCAGAATCCGGTCGACTACGCAAAGATCCAGGAAGCTGGAAGGCAACGTACTGACGCGGCTCGCCGAGACCTTACGGCTGGGATGGCTCTCAGCGCGCTCGGCGGGTCTGCATTCAAGGCTCCGGGATATGCCGTTCTCCAACAATCGTTGGGCGGCTTTTCCCCACAAAGGCTCAGCGCCAGCGAAGCGGGATATTTCGATCCTTCGTCAGGACAGTTCGTAGAGAACCCGCTCGCTGCGCGCCAGCGTGAGGAAAAGTTCCTCACTGGTCGCATTGACCGGCGCACGGCAGAGGACCTTCGTCGTGAGCAGATGGCAAATTCGGCTGCGGCACGGGCGGCGGCGCTTTCTCAATCGGGATACTACAAGCAACTCGCTGCGGATGCGGCGGCTGCGAAAGAAAAGAGACTTACGGCTCCGCAAGTTGTGAAAGGCGTAGTGTCTCCGGCTGGGAGCGCGGTGTATCTCGACCCAGAAGCCGGGGTTTATCGAGATCCACAAGGGAATGCTGTCAACCCGATTCCCTTTGGTGCGTACCAGAAACAATACTCTGCTCAGGAAGATGCGCGCAATGCAGCCAATCTTGGGCGGCAGTTGATCGCAGATGTGAAAAGCAATCCAGGAGCATTCGGTACAGGTTCTCGCGTTGCTGGGGCACTCCCTGACGCGATGGGTATCAGTGCGGCGGCGCAGGAAGCTCTTCTTTCTCCAGCAGAAAGGCAAACGCGAGCGGGAGTTTTGAAAAACGCCTACACCGTCATCCATTCCCTCACTGGTGCGGCTCTCAGCCAGCATGAGGAGGCGCGCCTGCGGCCATTCGTCCCGGCACCGACGGATACTCCTGCGGTCGTGCTGGACAAGCTCCAAGGCGCGATCACCGAATACGATCGCATACAAGCTGACCGTATGAAGGCAGGCACA